TGTAGTTCTTGTATTGGAACTTTTCCGTGATTCAAGTCTCCGTCTTGAGTCAAAGATCTACCAACTATACTACCAGTTTGGAAATACATATTCAAAGCTTCTTGAGCATTGTATGATGTTCCGTTACCTAAATCAACCTCAGCTAAACCATCAACATCTACAAATACTCCATCTGGAACCATCTTAGATAAAACTTGCTGTATTTTTAAATGCGTTATTTGGATCATATCAGCGAAACCAATACATTTACTAACTAAACTATCTATACGACCTTTATACATTCTAGGAGCAGATATAGAGTAATTCATGTCTACTCTAGTTTGATCGCTATAAGGTCTAGTCATGTTTTCAGCTAACTCCCATCTAAGCATTTTATCCTGACCTAATATCTTTGCTCCACTGTATAAAACTTCTATAGATCTAGAAACTGTTTCAAAGTTATCGTTTTTAGGTGGATTAAAAGTATCTGGTTTTTCTAAAGCTTTTTCCAAACCTTGATCTGTTTTCTTTATTTTAAATACTTGGTTGGAATATGTTTTGTATTCAAAGTATAAAACCTGAACGTTATCATAGTTATCATCTTGACCATTGTATTGCCTAGTGTAACTAGATACTGGTGATGTTTTTTCTATTTCCTTTAAATCCTCATCAGTTAAATCAGAAAACTGCTTTTTAAGTTCTTGTAGTGAAACACTTTTTACTTCACCAACGTAGTATATGTCTTCAAAGTTTGGGTCTTCTGTGTAAGAATATACTAAGTTAGCAGGATCAACATATTTAACGGTTACACCTTCAGACAAATTAAAGTCTGTTTTAACAGCTCCAATACCTAATATAGTTAAATCCTGAGCGACTCTCTTTTTTACTTCTGGGTATTTGTTAAAGTCTAATATGTTATTTATTACTTCTTCTTCAGCTATCTCAACGGATTGTTTGTAATTTAGCTGCATATGCAACTCTAGCTCTTCCGGATTCTTTGGAAGTTCAGCATCAGATATATTTGTTCTCTTAAACTCTTTACCAGTAACTTCTTTAGCTTGAGCCATTAAGTCACTAGCAAAAGCGTCTTCAGCTAAACCTTCAGCATATTTAGTTCTTTGTTCTAAAGCGTAAGGATCTGTAGCGTAAGACTTAATCTCGTAACCTTTATCAACCATACCATTAACAACAATATCCACAAACTTAGATAAAACAGCAACTGGTTGCCAATCTAAATTTAAATAAGACAAGTCACCGTTGACAGATAACTCATCTTTATATTTTTGAACAGATTGCTCACCTCTTGCATACAAACGTAATCTATGAAAGTTTTGCCAGTTGTTACCAAACCTACCGCCTGCTCCAGCACCTCTATCACCACTAAACCATTCGTTCTCTATAGCTCTACCTACTTCGTAACCATAATCATAACTCTGCTTTTCTACATCAGGTACAACCTGACTTGGGAAAGAACTATTTACACTTTTATAAATCATTTATTGTATTATTTTTGAAGTATATCCTTTATTGTCGTATTTCTTGAACTTTAAATTCGGTTTGTTTTTTTGTTGTATAAACACTGGCGTGTATTTGTTTTTATTACAAGCCATTATAGCTAAACCAGAACTTATAGTTGCATCAAATTTTGTTCTGTTATTAATATTGAACTTAGACCAATCTTCTAATGTTCTTTGAAAATACATGTTACCATATCCTGTTTCATTAGCACCTACAAAGTCATTTATGTATGATTCTATCGCTGATGCATGAGCTTGCTTAATATCTTCACTAGAGTTTGGTATACCACCTATTTCTTTTTCTGTAACAGATAATTTTGAATATATTTTATCTGGTCTATTCATTGCGAAACCTCTATAACCTCTTCTTTTGAAATGATACAATAACCTTGGTTTGTTATTCTCAGCCAGTATTGGCATGCCATAAAAAACACAAGCCATTAGTATATCTTCAAAAAATATCTCAGCAGTTTGAGGTCTAGCCACATACTCTAAGAAAAACATATTAGCAGGAGCATCTTCCATACTAAACTTAGTTAAACCGTGTAAAGAACCATTAGATCCTCTTTTATCAACAGTACCTGATATATCATAACTATCACAACCAAAAGCCCCAACGTGTTCGTTACCAGGGTATCTTACTCCATTTTTAAGTATTACTCTATTTTGAAGCTCAATTTTTGGAATCCAACTAACTAAAAACCTACCGTCTTTGTTTGGTATAAACTGAACTTTAGTATCTTTGACACCTCCAACCCATTGAAAACTACCTTTAGTAACCATCTTCTTGTTGTTCATGTCTTCATTGTAATCTATTTGCTCGTATATCTTAGTTAAATTAAATAAAGATAACTTAGCTTCATCTCTAAACGCATGTTTCTCAGTTCTTGGAAATTGACGATAGTATTCATTCAAGCCATCTTGATCATTTTTCAATCCTTCAACTTCATTTTCCCAGTGATCAATAACTCCTTGATCTATAATATCACCGTTTGAATCTAAAACTTCCTTTTTTGGTTTATCGAATACAGGTAATCCATAACGATCAATGAATCCTTCGTAATTCCATTCCATAGGTATGAACAAACTATATAGTCCCGAGCTAGTCTGTCCATTGCGGTTTCTTTCCGTGACGTCTGAAGCATAGTATAGTTTTTTAAAATTTTCACCACCTTTATCTAAAGCATTTGACGTTGAACCCATCATACATTTACCAACAATCTTACTACCTAACCTCAAACACGTTTTTGTAACTCGCCAGTTATTTAATATATTATCAGGTCTTTCCCACTTACCGCTTTCATCGTGAGCTAATAGTCTCAGCTTTTCACCATCGTAAGAGTTATCTCCTGTGTTTTTCCAGTCAATAGTAGTATCTAATCCATCAAGCTCTATTTCGTCTACACCTTCATTTAGCTTTCTTCTAGTTAATTTAGAAGCTGGAACCCTGTAAGCTAATTCTGTTTTAGGCCTATCCATACCATCTTGTATAGGTCTAAAAAAGAAAGGATAGTTTATACTTATAGGTACAACTTTATCTGTAAACATTTTCTTCGCGTCACCACCAGACTTAGACAATATACCAAATCTAGAGTCAGATGACATAGTTGCTTGATTAACCAACTCAGCCGAAGACATAAAGCTAAAACCAGAACGTCTGTTTTTTAAATAACACATACCATAACACCTGTTATCAGCTTTACAAGCCTCCCAAAAAATAAAGAACAATCTATTTGACTCTCTATAATCTGCCGCACCTACATCGATCTTTGACCATTGTAAATACATGTAATGTGTACCGGTTACATAAGTAGATTTACCGTTGTTTTTAAACCAAAAACCTTGATCACGTCTATTGAACTCTTCATCTATGTAATCATACCAGGTTTCTTTAAAATCTGAATCATACTTGTTCCAATCAAATACACTTTTTATTCTAGTTAATTCTTTTGGGTAATCTATTTTTTTCCAAATCTGATCTTCTTTAACATCAGAGCACTTGTGTACTTCTTTAGGTTCTTTTGGTAGAGCTATCTTTAGGTTTTGTATTTCTATAATTTCACCTATAGTTCCGTCGCTACTTATTATAACCACATCATGCTCAGCGTTATAACCTTTCTCCCACTTTTTATACCTATTGTTTCTTTTTAGTATAGAAGGCTTTATGTGATCCTTTACCGTGTTTACAAGTGTTTGCTTATACATTACTTAGATCTTCCTTCAGCAAAACCTTTAAATACTTTTTTGTTTTCAGCACTCTTAGGTTTTTCTTTTAATAAATTTTCCTCTTCCTCTATACGGCTTAATATTTCAAAAGCATCGAATATAGCTAGTTTTTTAGTTGCAGCAGCATTTTTCAATCTGTCAGCGCTTATATCATCGTCAGAATCTACAATAGCCTCTTTGGCTACTTTTATAAGCTCCTCAACTGCTTTTTGCCCAGCTTGGATTATATTCTTCTTCGTTTCCTTTATATTCATGCTTTAATAAAATATCATTTGATTCCATACAGTAAACTCTCATGTTATCTATAACAAACTCAAATTCTCTGTTTTGTTTATAGCTAACCAAGTCTCCCTCGGCTATTTCTAGCTCTTCTAACGAACTATTACCGATTTTTAATATACCAACACATTTTTGCTCTTTATCTAGCGAGAATGGATCAGTATTTTTTATAGGCATTACAAAACACCTATTACCTAAAGCTTTCCATTTATCTTTTCTTTTATATAGATAAATTTGATCTGGCTGACAAAAGTATGTATTGTCCTTAAACAATTTGCTACTATCTACAGCCTCACCTTTCTGATTATAATATCTCCTAAACACATTGTGATGTATTACAACTATATCACCTTTTTTTATAGGTGATTTAAAAGCTGTTGGAGTAGATATTACTTTAGCTTTTTTACTAATGAACTTAAAGTTCTCTATATTTGAGTTTGTTATTAGTTTTTTATTACCAACTTTAATTTCATTATCGTATCTACCATTAACTGGTTCCACTATAAAATCAAAAACACCTCTCATTAATACTCTAAATCATATTCAACGGATATTGCCATGTTAGAATTAAATTTCTTCCATGGCATAACCTCGTTGTTTTTCTTGATGTATATGTTATAAGAGGAATCAGATTCATCGTGAATTATACTACATATCTCGTGCCCACCGTAAACGTTTTGTTTAACTGAGTAGTGCATAGCTTCATTTTTGTAATCTGTACCTATGCTTATTTTTCTTATAACACTAGACATCTTGTTAAGCTTTAACTTCTTCAGCTTCCTCTACGATCTCTTCGTAAGTACCATCCTGTAGGTTAATACTAACTTTGCCGTACTTTTCTTCTAAAGACTTTTTGTTTTCTTCAACCTCTTGGTTTACATCAGCTAACGCGTGTAGTACCATATGTTTTTGAGACTCTAAAGCTCCAACTTGAAACACAGCTTGATCCTGCTTGTTTTTTAAAGCCAATAACTGCTCTAACTCTGATTTTTCAATTTTGTTTTCCATTTGATTTAATTTAATTGTTTTCATTTATTTATTATTACCTGATTTTTTATTCTTTTCCCAGGTCCTACCTACGAAATACGCTCCATAAACAGTTATCAATAAAGATTGAAATATAGGTACGTATTGCTCAGCAACTGTAAAGCCTCCAATGTTACCGTCAAAAAAAGCTAAAATTGTAAAAACAAACGTTAAGAACACTAAAACCAAAGGCCTAATATTCTTAGATAAGAAACTATCGCTAGCCATATCAGCTTTCCAACGCTCAGTAACTTGTACTTGAGCATCACTGTCTGCTTTTTCTAGTATTTCTTGGATTTGTTTTTTTATCTCCAGCTTCTCTTCTTCTGTAGTAGTTAACTTATCGATAGTGTTACCTATCTCTTTGATAACACCACCAGTAAGCCATTGAAATATCTTTTTCATTATATGCCGTCTTTAACTCCTTATCTATACCTTTTAAATGCTTTTATTTTTTTTGGGTTTATTTGGTAATTCTTTCCACCAGGCTTCATTTTATTAACCATTTCTCTTCTACTTATTGAAACTTTATTTAAAGTACCTTTATCTCTAGCTTCAAAAGAATTTGTATCAGAGTTATAATCGTTTATAATATACCTTGTACCTGGTACTCTAGACCCTGGCTTCAATTTATTTAACCTTAAATCGTTCTTTCTATGTTTTATAGAGTCTTTTTCATAAGCTGCCTTATTTAACGAATTAGCGACTTGGCTACCTAAATCGTTCTTGTCACTGAAATAACTTTTCTTGCTCAAGGGTTTGTAACCTGGTAGGTTAGCCTCTGATTTCTGGTTATTGTCTGAAGTTTCTTTCGCTTCTTCTTCTTTATCGCCTGGACCATCTGTCATATATGCTGGTGACTTCATGTTTAAAGGAATATCTCTACCTGTTTTTTCTAAAGGACTTCTCCCTGGTTCTTGCTTGTAAGCCATTTGTTTATTTATTTATAATTATTTAGTCTTAGTGTATGCTTCTTTTTCCCACGGAAGTTCTTTATTACCTTCATCCATAGTTTTTCTTGAGTATTTTTTACCTTTCCAATAAACATTGTTATTGTCATAAGTTAAATCACCTCTTTTAATTTGATCAACGTGAATCATTTCGTGTTTTATAACTTCTTTTTCTTTTAGAGGAGAAAGGTTCTTATTTATAAGTATACTACCGTTTTTATTAGCCATACCTAACACACCGTCTTCCATATCAACTCTATATATAGGTGTATTGTCTATTACTTTTTCAGAACTCCTTAATTTAAAAGCCATATTACCATTTTACTTTATCAGCCCAATAAGCTGCAGACATCTTACCTTTAGCTATATTCTTAGCATGTCTAGATTTAAAAGATTTTCTTTTAGC